AGCGGCTCGGACTCCAGCGACAAGGTGCGGCTGATGGCCGCTTGCTGCTCAGGCGGGTAGAGCGAAATCAGGGTGGATTTTCGTTCTTCAAACAGGTTTTCATAGTCCAGCTGCTCTACCACGTCCGGGGCAGGTAACTGGCTTAAATCGATAGTTGCCATAGTGTCAGCTCACAGGAATGCTCAGGGAAAAATCCGTTGCCGTATCACTACGGCTTCCGGTCATATCCACCACCATTTTTCCGTCGTTACCGGCGTTGAAGGTGATGGCACTCAGCGAGATCCGGGGTTCCCACTGCAACAGCGCGGTGTAGCAAACGGCCATGATTTGCAAACGCAGCGCATCGTTTTGCGGCTGGTCAATAAGCTCTGAGAGCAGCGAACCGTAGCTGCGGCGCATCACGCGGGAACCGACCGGAGTCTGCAAAATGTCACTCACGGACTGACGGATATGGTCGAGATCTTCAATCGCCATCCCGCTGTGACGCGACATGCCGAGATATTTTGGGTCACTCATTGTGGGCCTCCGGTTTGACCGCCACCGGTTTGCACGCCGCTGTGACGGTGAGTGTGTAAGACAATGCCGTTCGAGGTGAGGCTGCCACCGCTATGACTGATGTTGCCGGTCATGCTGCCGCCCTGTTTCACCTCAAGCGATCCGGTGATGAGCTTGTTTCTGCACACCACTTCAGGTGTTTCCAGGGTGATACGCGTGCTGGCATGGCAGGTCATTTCTGGAGCGGTAACTGAAATACGATCAGCAGCGTTCACCGTGGCAGATTTAATGCCGGTCGCCGTGAGCGCGCCGCTGGCCGGTTCGTACTCGATCACGGCGCCATCAGGGAAACTCAGATGCACTGCTTCAGCGGAGGCGGAAGGTGCAGGGTTGGCATCCGAGAAAATGGCCGGAAGTACAAATGCCGTGTTGAGTTCACCGCCCATCGACAGCAGCAGAACCTGCTCGCCAACAGAGGGCGCCCACCAACAGCGGGTACTTCCGGCGCGGCTGGTTATCCACGGCAACCAGGCCGTAGTGTTATTACCACTGCCTACCCGGCAGCGTGCGTTATCGAGATCGACTGCGGTGACATTGCCGATGCGAACAATGTTGTGGATAAGCCGCATGATGTCGTTGAGTTGAGCGTATGTATTCATAGAATTAGGATGCCGTTTAACAGGGGAGCTCGACAATCGGTGACCGCCCGCCGGGCCATGGCACAACGAGCGCTCGCTGATACCAGGTTATTCAGCCCAGTGGCTTATCAGTTCGCCATTGAGATAAACCTCACGTGGCCTGGCATTGGCTGGCGGGAGAGAGGGCTCAGGTAGATGTGTGATGGTGCGTACTCCCTCAGCATCCAGAACCTGAACGCGCTCGGTCAGTTGTAGGGTCAATGTCAGGCCATCAGCCTGTTGGTGGTAAACGAAATCGGTCAGGCGGCGGGTGTTACTACTCAGCATGTCGGGCTGATTTTCGGTCAGCCAGTCAAGTACGGTAACGACTATCAGATCGGCCAATTGGGCGGTGAGTCCGGCTTCGTTGACGCTTAGCGTCAAGGGGAAGTGGTATTCGAATGACAGCGGGGAGGCCAGTGTGGAAACTACATTGCCAGCGCCGGAGATTACCACCAGTTTATCGGGATGGGCATTAAGCAGCGGTACCTGCTCAATGAGCCGTTGTTGCAGTTGGTTGGGTTTTAACACGTTGACTCTCCTGGCATTGTTTGATGGCGTCGACCTGCAGGCCGCACGTAAGCAGGGCGGCTTCAAGCTGACGAACGTCGGCGCTGAGATCGCCGTTATTTAATGGCTGACTGCCGGGTATCAGGCAGGGGGTGACTGCCGGACAACCAACGTAAATAATCTGTGGTGGAGGCGAAGGTGGGGCGCTGGTGCAGCTGGCTAACAGCAGCGGGCAGAGCGCTTTCAGCCCATTGCTTAACGGTGGGATCTTCATTGCGGCTCCTCTGAAATTGTTGTTCACGTTGCAGGGTTAATGCGCTGGCTTTTCCAAGCTGCTGTCTCAGCGCCTGCTCTGTCTGGTCACGCTGCTGCATTTGTTGATTGAGCTGAGTTATCAGTTGGTTACGACCGGCAAGCTGAAGGGCCAGGGCATCCCGGTCGCGGATGGCCGCATTTCTCTCCTGCCGCAGACCATGGTTGTAAAATGTCAGCAGCAGAAGGGCCAGCAACAGCGTGCCTGTTAGTAAAAGCAGAGCACGCATACTCAGGTTCCACTCAGGCATAAGGCGCGTTCTGCCGCACGCCGGCGCTCAAGGCCCGTACTGCGGACTCCTTTGACAAACACCCAGCGTGGCAGCTGTTCGCACGCTTCACGCCACTGACGCTTATTGATGAAAAATGCCAGCGTCGAGCGGCAGGATGCACTGACACCCACGTTGAATGTGAATGCCACTACGGCGTCATATACCGGTTGTGGCATCTCAACGGGCATGCAGGTTTGCAGGCCTTTCTCCACGGTTTTGATATCTTCGAGTAAGTTCTCTGCGACTTTCTGTTCGCTAATCGGGCCGTGAGGCGTGACCCCGGCAGTGTGGCCAATCCCGCTGGTCCAGACACCTGCGCTGCATTGATACGGTGTTAACTGGCAGCCTTCAAAATTGGCTATCAGTTTTAAACCGGCCTCTGAGGTGGATAACGTCATATACCCTGGCAACAAAGCCAGCAGCCCCAGCACCACGGCGGCGCTGCATTTTTTAATCGTTGAGGCGTTCATAGGTCTCCTTACTCAGTCCGCTGCGGGTCAGTAGCAGATAGCTTTTGCGTCGGTAATACCAGTTGACGAGGAAAGTCCCGACACCCACCGCAGTCCCGACCAGAAAAGCAATATCTTCCAGCGAGAGCCCGCCGAGCCAGGCCAAAAAAGTGGCGATAAGATAGGCGCAGGTTGAGGTCACGCGTTCTGTGCTCAGTCCCATAATCTGAGGGATTCTTTAACTGAGGCTTCGGCAATGTCGGGCATATCGACGGCGGTTCCATGAGGTAGCAGTGGACCCAGTTCGGCGATGTTTTTATTGGCGTCGTAGACTTTTTCGACCACCGATGCGGTGCGGCCATAAAAACGCCAGCACATCGAATCGACGGTATCCCCTTGTTGTGCATGTATTTTCATCATGGTTCCCCGTATTGAAGTGGATGGACTGGTGAGCTTTCCCAGTGTCCGCAATGCCAGGGGAGGCAGCAATGAAACGCAGTTGTAAACCTTGTGACACAACAGAAGAGGCTCAGGATAGGATTTAACGGAGAAGACAGAGGGGGGAGTCTTAAAGGGTAAGGAGGAGGGTGACGGGGCGCGCTTAGCCTGCATTCGGAAGATCCGAACTGGAGAGGCTTAGCGCCAGAAGACCCGTGTTCAGTTAAGCGTTAGTGAGGCTCCGTTTCGTTCATATCAAAGGGGATGACATCCTCAAGATTTTCAGGCAACGCCTGGCGTGCCAGTTCAGAAATCAGCGACATGACGATTAGAAACTCTTGTGAATTACATTGCGCCGTCTGCGAAATATCCGCAATCAGCTGTATCCTCGAAAGTATTAATTGTTGTTTATTCAGGTTTTCCACCGTGCCACCCCTCCGATACTGTGTTTATATACAGTATTATTTAATTAAAGGATCACGTCAATACTGTCTGCCCTGGAAAACTACTAATCGTCTGATTTAAAGCCATTTTTTCCCTATTCCTTGCCGAAATGCTGGTGGAGGGAGTAAGGGTATAAACCGCTATTTCTGCCGATGCGAAACTGCTTTTTCTCCAACCGGCTGGCGCCCTTGTGCATTTTTCAATGGCGGGTATTACATAAGATTTTCCACAGTTAATGACAGAACTCCGAGGCGCAGTGTCCTGGCTGTTGTCCTTCAGAACATTAGCCTGCGATGTCCGGCGCAAAATACGCCAGCGTGATGAGCGGGTCAGATAACAGTGCTCTGCTCCCAGGTGGGGTGAATAGATGCCAACCACCTGTAGCCGCTCTTCCTGAAAAGCGTTAAATCTGCCGCTGGCCTTTCGCGCAACCCTTACCGTTTGTTGGGTACGAGAAACGTTGGTGCCACCCTGTGCCAGGATATAGGCAGCATAGTCACCACAATCAGCGGCAAGACGTACGTCTTCAACGGGCTGACCAAAGCTGCAAGCCAGGCTTATATCACGGATGCGGCGGCACTCCCGATATGCACCGACGGAGGGCAGGCCAATCGGATGAAACTGTGGAATGCGCCAGGTCGATGCCCAGGCGGTAACTGCTGCGGCAGTGTCAGTCAGGAGTTTTCCGCTATCGAAGTCGGTTTCTCCTTCCAGAGCATAGCCGTCAATATTCTTGGAGATGTACTTGGCAATGTATGCGGCCGCGCCGCCACGGTTAAGAGGTTTGCAATCAAAGCGGTTACGGCTGGCACCCGGCTCATCTCCATCTTCCATCAGTGCGTAGCGGCGCATGATTTCAATCGCGGCTGCTTGCTGAACGGGCGTGGTGAACAGCAGTAGATGCCAGTGTGGTGTACCGTCATGGTGTGGTTCAACCACCCTCACGCCATAGATGTTGATCTTGCGGTCTTTGAATGCGGTACGTATTTTCGCCCATATCGCAACCAGATAGCGCTGGGCATCTTTAGGTGACGACGCCTGTTTATCCCAATTGGCATTAAGCTGCACCTGACGTCCGGCCGTGCGGGTGGGATGGTATTTGGACGGGGTTGTCAACGTAATGAATAACCCGCCGTCCCCCTGCAGGCTCGCGACTTTTTCTACTCCGGCAATCATGGTCATCAGCTCCATCCTCCGGATGGCCGGATTTGAAATACTGGACATAACGGTATCCAGCAGACTGATCCGCTCGCCGGTTTGTTCATTTTCGAGGTCGCAATTGCGCAGATAGTTTAGGGTGGATAAGCGCCGCGAACGGGTCTCGCGCAGCGCATTTTGGCTGGCGTAAGCCGACGTCATCCGGCTGACGAATCCTCCGGCAATCATCAACGCCTCACGCCAACGGGTTTGTTGTGATAGC